GGGATGGTTTTAGCCTCTGCAATACAATCACAACTCATAAAAGAAAAAAGACCTGGAGGATTACTTACTAGATAAATGGCTACTTTTCCATCTATACAACCAACTTATGGAACGCGAAAACAAAGCAATCCAAAATTTAAAACAACCCAGATGGGTGATGGGTATGAGTTTAGAACGTTGTTTGGGTTACCTTCAAATCAAGACCCTAAAATCTACGATTTGACATTTAATGTTTCTGAAACTGAAGCAGATGTAATTGAAGCTTTTTTAAGAAGTCGTGTGGCAGATCAAGCAAGTTTCACATTTACACCGCCTGAAGAAGGAAGCACACAAACAGGCACATATTCGCAAAGTGGTGGCACAACTGTCACTATCACCATCGCAAATCATGGTCTTGCCATTAATGATGTTGTTACCATTGACTACACTTCTGGTACGGCTGCTGATGGTACTTTTACAGTTGCAACAGCAGCAGATCAAAATACATTTACAGTTACATCGTCATCCTCAACCACAGCATCAGGCAACGTAACTGTTACTTTTTCAGGTGCTGGAAAATTTGTTTGCGAACAATGGAGTAAAACAATACCATATGCAAACAGAGCTACTCTTAGATGTACTTTTAGAGAGGTATTTGAACCATAATGGCAATTCCAGTATCTGAATTACAATCACTTACAAATAAATCTATTATTGAACTTTATTCTTTGACACTTGATAGTAATTTACATGGATCTAGTTCTGTAAGTAGATTTCATTCTGGAGTTGGTATGAATAGTAACGCCTCTATAATTTGGCAGGGCAATACTTATGATAAATTTCCAATTAAAGCTGAGGGGTTTGAATATAAATCATCTGGAGCATTTCCTAGACCTAGTGTAAGCGTTTCTAATATTTTAAATACTATTACAGCATTAATGGCATCTGTTAATGCTACAACGCCATTTAATGACCTTCAAGGTGCAAAATTTATACGTCACAGAACGATGGCTCAATTTCTTGACGCTGCAAATTTTCCAAATAATACTAACCCATTTGGTACTCCTTCAAGTTCAACAGAACTGCCGCAAGAAATTTATTATGTAAATCAAAAAGTATCAGAAACTAGAGAAGCCGTTGTTTTTGAATTAGTATCTGCTTTAGATATGGAATTTGTCACTGTTCCCTCAGAACAGGTTACAGATAAAGATTTTCCCGCAGTAGGAATGTTTGTCGGATGAATTGGAAAACTGAAGCAGAAAAACACGCCCAAGAATGTTTTCCTTCAGAATGTTGCGGCTTGCTCGCAATTATTGACGGTAAAGAAACTTATTGGCCTTGTAAAAATTTAGCAGAGGATGACTTTGATTTTTTTATGATTGATCCTAATGATTGGGCTGATTGTGAAGATGCTGGAGAATTGATTGCTATTGTTCATAGTCATCCAAGAGGATCTGCTTTACCCTCTGAAGCTGATAAAAATGCTTGTGAACATCTAGGATTGCCTTGGTTTATTTATAGTGTTGCAGAAAATAATTGGATAAATTTTCAACCCACAGATTACAAACCATCAAATCTTATTGGTAGAACTTGGATATGGGGTGTACATGACTGTTGGTCTTTGATTCATGACTGGTATCAACAAGAAAAAAATATTACTTTAAAAAAATGGAAACGTCCCAAATCTTTAAAAGAGTTTGCCGAAAACCCATTATTTGAAAAATGTGCAGAAGAAACTGGTTTTTTACTAAGAAATAAAAACGATGATATAAAAATTGGCGATGTCTTATTGTTTGAAAATTTAAATCATACTTTAAGTCATGTTGCCTTATATATTGGAGACCAAACAATACTAGAACATAATATAAAACAACTTAGTTGCAGAAAGATATATGATTTAAACTATATACAAGCTACTAAAAAAGTTTATTACTATGCAGCTTAAAAAAATAAAAGTCTATGGAAGATTAAGGAAATTCTTAGGACAATCATATTTTGAAGCAAATGTTAAAAGTCCGAGAGAAGCTTTTAGATTTTTAACTTGTAACTTTCCAGAGCTAGAAAAACACATGAATAATCAAATATATAGAATACGAATAAATAAAATTGATATAACAAATGAATTTTTAGACATGAGCAGTGATGGTGATATTCAAATAATACCTTTAGCCATGGGTGCTAATCCATTCAAAGCAGTTGCTGGTGTTGTTTCTTTGTTAACTGGTTCTGCCATTGCAAAAGCAACAACAGGCTTTCTAGCGAAGGAAGTTCTTTTCGGTTATTCGGTAGGACAAATAGTTGGTGGTGCATTGTCATTAATCGGAACTAGTTTAGTTCATACTGGCGTATCGCAGATGTTAACTCCTACACCAGATTTTAACCAAAACGATGACCCTGAAAAATCATTTGCCTCACAAAGTTTTTCTGGAATTGAAAATACTGCTGTTTCTGGAATACCAAAACCTATAATTTATGGTGAGGTTTTTACTGGTTCGATAGTTATAAGTGCATCAACTGATGTACAACAATTTCAAAGTTCTTAAATAAAATGTCAAACAGTTCCAATTTTTTTAATTTCAGTAGTTTACAACAAAATATTCTTCTTCCATCGTTACCTGCTGGCACACTTGCAAGCACTCAATCAATAACAGTTTTTGATTTGTTAGGTTCTGGAGTAATAAATGGTTTTCCTAGTGCGATTGCTGCAAATGCTACATTAGGCACTGAATCTTATTTAAAAGCTGCACTCAAAGACGTATTTCTTAATGGGACACAGATATTAAAACAAAGCGCAGATTTAGCAAATCCAAAAGCAGACGATTTTAATTTTGGTGGAATTACTTTTGAGGTAAGAACTGGCACACATAATCAAGAAGCTATAAAAAATCAACTTTTAATTTCTCAAGCACAAACTGAAACACTTGTTCAAGTTCAAGTAACACAAGGTTCACCAGTTTCAAGAACAATTACAAATCCTTGTGATCAGCTAAGGGTGACTATGGCTTTCCCTTCAATGCAAACATTTAATGACGATGGAACTATTAGTGG